AAAGGATATGAACAAAGAGGTATGGGAGAAACAAGAAAAGAATTAGCTGAATTTATAAATTATAATATGTTTAAATTTGGTAATGATATAACTATGTTTGGTAAAGATGTTGCAGAAAGTATTGCAGATGCTTTACCATTTTTTGAATATAATCATGATAACTGGAAAGATCAATCTGCTAAAATACAATTAAGAATTAACGAACAAGAAACATCTAATAAAGCATTAGGAGTAAAAAATACTGATAGCTTATATAATTATATTTTTGATGAAGAAGAAAATATGATTTTTAAACCTAATGCATATGAAACTAAAGCTGGTAATGGTGATTGGACAATAGGTATGGGTTTATCATTAAAAAACGAAACTGTAATAAATGCACTAAAAGATAAAGGATATAGTATTGAAAAATTAATATCTCAGGAAGAAACTATAACTGAAAAAGATGCAATAGATATATTTAACATTAAAATTAATGAAGCAAAACAAATAGCAATACAAAAATTTAAAAATGTTGGAGTAGACATAACTGGAGTAAAAGATTCATATTTATTTATGGCAGTTGTTTCTATGCAATATCAAGGATTAATAGGTGATTCATTTATACAAGCTACTGCTAATTACATTAAAACAGGTGATGAAAAATATTTAGGTAAGTTTTCAGCTTATACAGAAGATGGTACTGCTATAAGAAAAGATGATCCAAGATATGCAACAAGAGAAGTTACTATGTTAGGTGAACTTTATAATGATGGATTGGCTGCAATAGAAGATGACATGAAAGGTGATTTTTATAGAAATGAAAGACGAGCTAAATTACTTATGGCTTGGACACAAGGTCAATATACTAATTCAATTAAATACGATTAATGCCTGAAGTAACAATAGGTAGAGGTAGGTCATTTCTTACTGAAAGAGAAATAAGACCAGTTGATGATACTCCGTTTTTTGCAAATATAAAAAATACTGCACAAAATTTAGGATATGGTTTTGTAGATGAAAACTTATTAGCCCTTGGTACATTATATGCTGCAAGAGTACTTAGTAATGAAGATGCTGCTTTTGAATACAAACCTGAATATAATATATTTGCTGATCCACAAATAGTAGGAACTGAACTACAATCTTATATTGGTAATTTTATGCATAGCAATAATGCAAAGCATACAGCAGATTTAATTAAAAGATTTAAAGAAAAACAAAAAAAAATACAAGGTAGTCCTTCATATATTATTGGTAGAATACTAGGTGGTCTTACTGATCCTTCTACAATATTACCTTTTACTAAAGCTGGTAAATTTTTAATTACTGGTAGCAGATTAAAAAGAGGTACAGCATTTGGTGGTGTAGTAGGAGCAGAAGAATTATCTAAAAGAATGTTTACTGATGAAAGATCAATGACAGAAACATCATTGATTACTGCTGGTGGTTTTATAATACCAGCTATGTTTCCAGCTATTCCTAGAAGTACAGGTAAAAAATTTGACGATCTTGCAGATGCATTAGATGAAGCAGATGATGTTATATTTAATAAAAATACTGTAGGAGCTGCAAGTCCACAAGGAACTAAAGTACCAACAGAAGATGCATTAAGAACAGAAAATAAAATACAACCTACTGGTATGGGTATATTTGGAGAAGATGGCCCATTTAATCCTTTGTTTAGAGTTTTAAAAAATGGATCAAGTAATGCTCAAGAATTTATAGAAAATGTATTAGAAGGACCTCTATATCAAATTAAAAATTTTGCTGGTACTGGTAAAGTTACTGCTGGTAGCATAGAAAGAAATATATACAAAAGATATACTCCAACTGTTTTAGCAGCAACAAAAAGAATAGAAGCTGCATATGCAAAATATTTACAAAGAAATGGTGCTAATCAACAAAACTTTATAGAAAGAAATTTTGATACTAAATTTACTAACAATCAACAAATAATGTCTCCTAAACAATTTAGAGAAGCAATATGGGATTATAGATTTGGTAAATTAGATGTTGATGATGAAGTTATAGAAGCATCAAAAGGATTAGATCAATTTTATAAATCTATTGGTGGAGAGTATGATGAATTAAAAATAGTACAAAGATACCTAGAACATCAAATAGATGCACTTAAATTTTTTATAGGTAGAACAAAAAACAATAAAAGAAAAGTAGACTTACAAACTAAATTAGAAAAATTAGAATCTAAATTAGAATATGTAAATACACATGGATCATTAAAAAGAGATAATTATACAAATATAGTATTTAAAAAAGATAGAATTACTGCAAACTTTGATGAATTTAAATTAATTTTAACAAAAGCTCTTAGAGCAAAAAATCCAGCTATTAGACAAGATGAAATAGATGACATAGTAGAAAGTTTTAAACAATATCAACCTTTTATTGAATTTGAAAACATAAGTAAAAAATTACAATTATTATCTAAACACAGTAATATGAAAGCTGCTGATAGAGAAATACTAGAACTACAATTAATGAATAAAGTAGATAGAGTATCTTCAAGATTTAAAAGTAGAAATCTAAATGTAGACTATAGAATTTTAGCTGATGCTGGATTTATAGAAAAAGATATAAATATATTACAAAGATTATATTACAATCAAACTATACCTGATATTGAAATAACAAAAGTATTCGGTGATCCTATGGGTTTTGGCTCTAATTACCAAAAAGGTAATATAGTAGGTATGAAACAAATAGCTGATGAATATGATGAAGCTATAGAAGCTGCAACATCTGCATCACAAAGAAAAAAATTAATTAAAGAAAGAGATGAAATATTAGATGATCTTGATGCCTCAATAGCATTAGTAAGAGGTACTTATGGTTTACCACAAGATCCAAACAGAACATTAA